CCAGAGATCAGCCTGTGTCATGAACGCTGATGAATCCATGAGTGCAGGTGCTTCGCTGCCACCTAGCGTGCGTCGGCCATCAGTATCTCGATGTCGTATGTGTAGCCAGTCGAGCGTACCGTGTGTCGGTTTTTCGATGATAATCATGTGCATTTGCCCTTCGTTTGATGTGTGCCCACATCATGCCCTATAGGTGTAGCACAGTAACGCTCACAAGATAGGGATATGTCTAACTGATAGGTGGCATGGCTCGATCTGTCAATGAAATGCAGTTCGAGCCATGCCTTATCAGGTGGGTTGGGAAGGGGAAACCGAACCGACCGACATCTCAGACAATACCTGCAGATGCACCACCATCGCTACTGGTACAGCCAGTATGTGATCTATCGAGTCTGTGTCAGTGATCGACTGACAGAGCACCACATGTTTATCTTTAGATTCTGGCAGCAGTATGCCTACTGACTCGACGACACACGCATCATCATCGATCTCATCGATACTCTGCCACCCACTGCCGACGCTGTGAGCGTCGTGCCATGTCAGACGCACGATCTGGTACTGCATATCTACCAGCCTTCCTTCTTCCTATCCATACAGAAGACTGGTGCTTGTATGGTGATGCCTTTATTTGGTACGACGATGGCGAGAGCTTGCTGTGGCTGCTCAAACGAGAAGTTGCTGACATAGGCGTACTCGTCGTACCCCTTCATCGAACCATTTACCACCATTGATGGCGACGGTAGATACTGATGCCAGTGGCCGAGCCACAGAGTCTGAAACGATGCGCCGGTGGCGAGATATCGCTGTGCCTTGCGTGCACGCATGCGCATGATAGGTGGGTAGATGCCACCGATCGAACCACCACCCTGCGTCTGATCGCCATGAGTGAGCAGATGATGTGTGTCATAGATCGAGATTAGAGCATCGGTGGCTTCTGGTACTTGGAATGTGATGCGCTTATCGCCAGTGAAATGACGCTCTAGCATCTTTGCCAGTAGCCAGTCGAAGTTGGTGCGAGCTCTCAGTTTGGCTCTCGGTTTGCGTGTCGTTCGGCCATGATTACCAGCGACAGCTGCGATGTGCACCTTCTTGAACTCGCCGGCGAGTAGGTCGATCGCTGATGCGATCTGCTCTGCCCAGTAGAGCAGTGAGCCGAGCATCGTGTCTTCGTTCGTCTCTTTGAGCTCTTCGTGGATATCACCAGAGAAGATGTCGCCACCAAGCATAAGTACAACACCGTCATATTTCATGCCTGCTAGGTGATGTCGAGCGAGTTTGATGACATTCTGTGACCAGCGTTCCATGCGCATCACAGCGATAGCTCGGTTGTAGGCGTTTAGGCCATCGACTTCTTCTGGTAGCACGATCTCATCTAGATGCAGGTCTGAGAGCATCAGCACCAGTGACGCTGCACTCGGCTTTGCTTTCGCCGGTGGCTGTAGCCACTTGATCGGCTGCAGCTGTGCTGTTTCTACCTGCTCGATCACATCGAGAGTACGACGAGTTTCTTCGAGCTGTGTGGCTACTCGTGAGAGCTCACCGATCGCACTGTCACGCTCACGCCTGACACGCAGTATCTCTGCTTTGAGTAGGTCTGTGCCATCAGGTGTGGCTGATGAGATGTCGTCGCCGAGACTCATGCCATCATTCCTGTGCGATAGTTACTGATCACAGACTGTGAAAGATTGATGCCACGCTTGGCTAGTGCACGACAGATAGCTGCCTGTGGCACTGTGTGATCATCGAGTGCAGTGCGCAGGTCTAGTGCATCTTCTGCAGATAGCTGAGCCATGATCTCATCAAGCCGGCGTTTCGGCCCAGATTTACGCTTGCTCTGCTCTATCTCGCTTTGCAGGCTTCCCATCGTGATTCCCCTCTAAATGCCAGTCGATATGTTTATCTAGTTTATCACCCAGACGAATCACTGTCTTATGTACCGACCTGATCTGCTCTGTGACGAGCGCATGATCTTCTCGATTCTCTTTCTTCAGGCTCATGATGAGAGCTGCGATGATGCCACCTACTGTCGTGATGACAGCTACTACGATCGAAGAGTTATCCATTTGGCTGACTCGCCATCTGCTGCTCAATGATCGCAAACACTGCTTTCATAGCTGCAGGGTCATCTGCCATCTTTGGTGAGATTTCGCAATGTAGCCAGTCACCAGCCGGCGCACCTGACACCATCTTTCGCTCATATTTGACCCACCCACCACGATCACACTTCCATGCTCGACCATATGGCTCTGGGAAGTAGTCAATAATCATTTCAAGACCTAGAGCGTCTGCGTGATCTGTCAGTATCTTGCACCACTGCAGTGCCACTGCACGACCTGCCTGCTTGCCTTTGGTGTTTGATGCGTCCTTGTGATCTGGCATGAATCGGTAGCTCAGATCGACTGCTCGGCCAGTTGCGTGCACGCTGAGTGACTCTTTGCCCTTCATATTTCGGATACCGAAATCGCCGTTATTCCATAGACCCTTGTCTGATAGACGCACAATCTCGTTGATGAAGACATTTAGACCGGCTCGACGACCCTTCGCTGCCCCATCTGAGTTGCCTGTGTATTTGCGATTTGGCATATCACGCAGCCTTCGTGCGCTTAGCTGCCTTTTTAGCTGCTGACATACCACCGAAGGCTTCGTCAATCTCGTCACGAGTGAGCGTGCCATCTACTGCTGCTTTAGCCAACTGCTCGACTACCTTCGCTACAGCTGCGAAGCCGGCGAGAGCTGCTGACTGCCAGAGAGTGATATCTGAGCCAGATACCGAGTTGATCACGCTCGACCCAGTGATGATCGCTAGAGCTGATGACAGGAATAGAGCGACGATGCGCTGTGCTATCTCTTGGGCCTTTTTCATTCGGTGTCTTCCTTTACTGAAATTAGCACCAGATTTAGTGCTAGAGCTGCGATGCTGATGTACAAGCCTAACCTACGAGTCGAGCCTGAAAGAGTGACGAGCACGAGACCTGTACCTGCCAGAGTCCATATCAGACCACTCAACTCATCTAGCCATTTGCGCATCTGCCTATCGTAGTTTCTGGCGACGATCTGTACTACTGGTGCTAGAGCCGGCAGATACTGGCACAGCCATAGCGATCGATACTGCTGTCACAGCGATCATCACACGCCTACTCGCCACAGATATCTTACTGCCTTTGGGTACATACGCTGACAGTGCAGGGTCATCGAACACATTCACAGCCATCTCGAACGCATCTTTGACTTCATCTGGCGCATCAGAGATGACATCAGCGAGCACTGTGATCTGCTCATCAGATAGGGCATCGAAGGCTGCAGAGTCGGTGATCTGGGTGATCTGCTCGACTGTTATCTGATCAGGTGTCAGCTCGTCGATAGCAGCTGCTAGTGCCATGATCATCTGTGGGGTCACATCATCAGTCTGATCAGGCATGACAGTGGTCGTCGTGACCGGCTCTGGCTCTGTGGTCACAGTCTCGGTAGATGTAGTCACATATTTGGTGGTCGTCGTGCTCGGCTCGGCTGTGGTCGTCGTGATCGGCAGCTCAGTGGTCGTAGTAGTCGGCTCAGGCTCAGGCTCGGTGGTCGTGGTCGTCTCGGTAGTGGTCGTATAGGTCGGCACATAGACAGTGGTAGTCGTAGTCGATGTGGTCGTCGTAGATGTAGTAGTGGTAGTCGATGTAGTGGTCGTAGGCTGATCTGATGTTGTTGTGGTGCTTACTGGGTTCGCCTGTGTTGTGGTTGGCGATACTGTCGTGCTTGATGCCGGCAGAGTCGTCGTCGATACAGTCGTCGTCGTCAGCTCAGTCGTAGTAGTAGTCGTCGTATCCACTGGGATACTGGTAAAGGATTCGGGTGGCACGATCGACCACCCACTGCTGTCGATATTCCATGCAAGCATGAAGCATGTGCCACCACCATTCTCATAGAACCACGCATCTATCGGCTGTGTACCAGCAGCTATATCGAGCAGACCTGTCTCTGACGCTGAGCAACCCTGATCGGCCCATGTACCCCACTCATGAGTACCTATCTTTGCTGTACCACCATCATCTGATGCCAGCCAGAACTCGATCGTTTGATGCTCAGGTATCTGTATCGAGCCTGAGTAGTGCAGCATAAACGAGTCGCCACCACACGCACCGAACTCGTTCTGTGCATAATCCCAAGTAGCGTTTATAAAATCGAGTGTGCCCTGCCCACAGACAGGATATAGATCGTCTGATTTGACTGGTGGTATCTGATCGATCGTGTAGCCGATGACAGACAGACCGTATGCCGGCTCAGCCGATACAGGTGCTACCCATGCCAGAGCAGCTACTGGTGCAAAGATCAGCCAACGAGAATGTCGTGCCACATTATAAATCTGCAGGTAAGACGATCGGCTCTGATGGAATGAACTCATCTAGATCAGAGTCGTAGGTGTAGCCGATACCTGCAAACACTCCACGCATATTGCCGTTATAGCTCGTCTGCTTCCAGCGACCACCTAGCAAACTATTGCACCAAGTCTCGCCTTCATGCTCACGCTCATCAGGTACGACGATCACCCTGAGAACAATATTGTTTTCATCTAACTCTGCGAAATGTGCCATATCTCTGTCTTTCTATCCGATCGGGTAACGAATATATATAACGCCTGAACCACCAGCACCGAAACCGATGGCGTAACCAGCACCACCACCAGACCCTGTGTTGGCTGTACCAGCCACACCAGCAGTTGATGCACCTTCGGCATTACCACCACCACCAGCACCACCAGTACCACCAGTGGCAAGGGTCAATCCACCACCACCACCACCACGCTGTACAGATGAACCAGTAATACTAGATGACCTGCCCGAACCACCTACACCACCACTACCTACACCAGAATTGGTTGTTGGATTTCTACCAGTCTCGAAAGAACCACCACCACCACCAGCGTTATATGAACCACCAGCCAAAGAGTTTCCACCGGCATAGCCCGAAGTGACCACAGGTGAACCAGTTGTTAGGGCTGCACCACCAGTAAATGCAGGTTGAGCACCACCTTGACTACCTGCGCCACCACCTGAGCCACCAGCTGCACCGTTAGCACCGTTAGCACCACCACCACCACCTTTCATTGTGATGGTAGAAAGCACAGAATCACTACCAAGACCACCACCAGCAGTGCCACCTGCACCAACTGTGACAGTAAATGAGCCGGCAGGTAAAACAATGCCACCTTCGAAATATCCACCTGCACCACCACCACCTACTAGACCACCACCACCACCAGCGATCACCAGACACTCAATACCAATAGGCGCATTAGCATTGACAGTGAGTGAGCCTGTAGATGTAAAAGCGTGCAATCTATATGGCACACCAGCGACAGTGATGATCGACTCTGTGCCACCTGAGATCGTGCGTGTCTGTAGATCAGTATTGCCCCACTGTGTGAGATATGTGCCGACTTTGGTTCGTGATCGTGACATCAGACTGAGCTCACCGATACTGTGACAGTTCCTGTATAAAGAAAAGTGTGCAGAATATATCCACTGATCGTTGATTGCACACCACCACTAACTGTGATGTTTTTTGTTGAACCGATTGGGTAACGCATATATACGACACCTGAGCCACCACCACCTGTACCACCAATAGCGTAGTAGCCACCACCACCACCACCAGTGTTTGGCGTTCCACTTTGAGAACCTATTCCACCGTTCTCACCTGCGCCACCACCACCAGTACCACCTGCTTGACCTGTACCGTTAGCAGTACCACCACCACCACCTGCATAGTTATTTGCAGAGCCAATAATCGATGATGATGCACCAGCACCACCAGCACCAGCAGTGCTTCCAACAGCATTGCCACCAACTGCACTCGCACCACCACCACCAGCACCAATAAAAACTGCAGCTGTTGCAGACTGAGCTTCGCCACCCCTAAAACCCTGCACAGGTGAAGTTACCGGCGATGAAATACCACCAAGCACAGTTGCACCAGCACCAGCTCTGCAACCACCACCACCCGAACCACCGTCTTTACCTGCAGTGCCAGTACCCGAACTACCACCACCACCAGTCGAAGTAATCGTGTGAAAAGACGAATCACTGCCATTCCCACCAGATTGCACTGCAGCACCAGCACCGACAACAACATTGAAAGATGTTCCAGCAGGAATGGTCATAGTGCCTGAACGCATACCACCTGCACCACCACCAGCACTGCCACCAGCTGCACCACCACCAGCGACGACTAGATACTCGATATCGACAGACGGGTTGAGCCAGTTTTTGACTAGCACGCCAGTCTTGTTGCGTTGATCGAAACGAAGCACCATGCTTCGACCTTACGCTGTAATACTATTTACATAGCCTGTCAGCAAGATCACATCAGCAGTAGCAGCGAACGCTTTGACTACTAATGAGTTCTGCAAGATGAGACCAGCCACGACAAGCACTAAACCAGACTCACCAGCCACATTTATCTCGATGTTTCCATCAGACGCACTACTCGTGCCCCACTCTAAAGTCAGTTTGGCAGTGGTAGCTGATGTGTTGTTTGCATAAATCCATATCTCATCGAATACGCCGGCTGTCGTACCAGCCACAGCAGTGTGAACCGTGACGGTTGCGCCTGATGATGTGCCAGTGACTTTGATAGCTTTGCCATCTGTCGAACCACTGAGTTTATTTTTGGTAAATGTTGCCATGCTGTCGCTTTCTAACTAAAGACCTGTACCTGCAGAATATCTGCACCACCACCGATCGCTACCCATGCACTTCCATTATAAACCTCAACGCTGTTGGTATCCATGAGATAGCTCATCATGCCTTCAGCCAGAGTCGGTTCACCAGCACCACCGAAGGCTGCTGTACGGGCTGCTGCACTAGCAAACCTCATAACAGCCTGATCCATCAAATAGGTATTGACCTGTGCAGCAGTAAGAACACTGCCACTGGTAAAGAGAAATGCGCCTGCGCCTGCCATGAGTCCGAGTGTACTTGATCAGGTCAGTGCGTTGCTACTGTCGAGCACGCCATATGTCGCATCGTCAAGGATAAATGGATACAGCACTTGGAAGTTGTATAGGCCGAGTGTGACGGTATGGGCAGTCGCTGAGATGCGATGCACTATACGATCGACACCATATAGGTCTGTGACCGATGCTGGCGAGCCTGTACTAAATGATCTGGTGATCTGTATGACATCACCGATCTCTAGGCCGATCACGGTAGCCCTATTGGTGCTATTCATAGCTGAGACTTTGACCTGTAGATCGTCAAATCTGAACTCTGGCACAGAGTAGGCATCTAGTAGATCGGCTGTGAGTGCTAGTGCCTGAGCATCAGATGAGAGCAATAGGTCGTTGAAAGTTAGTGTCGAGATACCGTAGTCAGCCTGACTGGTCAGGTCTTCTGATGTCTGTACTGTGCCATCTACGACATATGCCTGCACACGGTTGTACAGGAACTGCTGACCGTAGGCGACTGCCAGACTTTCGTATCCGATATCTGTGTGGCCTACAGCGTCTGAGAAGACTGCTTCGATGGTGGCGAAGGCTGCTGTGACTCGATCGGTGTAGGTGAGTGTGCCATCAGCTGCAATAAAGCACAGACCCTGCTCTGCCTGTGCGATGCGCTGCAGATAGGCCAGAGCGTTCGTATTGGCTGCAATCTCGTATGCACCGAGTGTGGTAGTGCCGGTATCGATCGAGCGTGTAGCAGGGTAGCCGATCTCTGGTAGGTCGAGCAGATAGCTGACTCGTGCACCAGACAGTTGCTCAGTAGGTGTCAGCAGTGTTTCTGTGGCCGTGTTTGCTAGTAACACGAAGTCATCGGCAGCTGTGATCGTGACAGTGCTGAGCTGATAGTCGTAGTTCACATCGATGTCGGTGATACGGCCAGTAAAGATTGGTACGCCACCAGATAGCACTGTCACTTTGCGTCGTGGCTGTACACCAGATTTGCCTGTTGTGGTATCCCAGTATGGTGATGACTGGTTCAGTGGGTCGAATCGCCGAGCGTTATCTACGAGCGTCATCGTCATGATGCCGGCTCTGAATGAGTCAAACTCGTCTGATCGACCACGAGTGATCGTGAGATCACTGATGTACTCAGAGACATCATCACCGAGCAGTGTGCCATCTAGGTAGTCTTCGTCGAGTACACCCAGATCAGCGTCATCTAGCGTAAACTTTGCAGCAGGGAATCCGAGTTCGCAGAGTACCGTGATCTGCTCGCCAGAGACGAGAGTGGTCGCCATGATCAGATCACCGACTGTGCAGTCAGTGGCAGGAATCCATTGACACGCTCATATTGTTTGAGAGCCTGCACGATCTGGTTGCCTACCATCTGACCATCTGTACCCATGCCTGCATTGACTGTGATGTTGATCTGTGTACTGCCTAGAGCGTTCGATCTACCGAGTGGAATAATGGCTTCTGGGCCTTTCTCACCTAATAAAGCCTGCACTGGTCGAGTGACGATGCCACCTGCAGCCATAGCCAGACCTGCATCTTTATAGGTCTTGTATAGATTTGGGAATGCTTTACGAGCATTGACGACAGGTGTTTTTGAGCTGAGTGCCGGTGCATTTGGGTGCAGGGCACGCACTGCATCGATGAATGAACCATATGGTAAAGAAGATGGCTTGACTGCACCAGTGGTCTCTTCGACACGAGCGACGACTGGTGGTGGTGTCTCGTTTCTGACTCTTGCTAGTTCTTCTTCTGCTTCTTTGAGTTTCTGTACAGCTGCAGTCTCACGATCGATCGCTTCTGTCACACGATCTGTGGCATCTACCTGTCGAGCCTTAGCATCGTTGAGTTTATCGAGAGCTTCCTTGTAGGTCTCTGAGCCTTCTTTAGCACCATTAGTCACTTCGTCGAGCAGCATCTCTGCTTCGGTCAGTGCATTGGTCGCTTCGTACTGGGCATCGGTAGCGTCGGCCACAGACAGTTTCGCTTCTGCCAAACTAATCTCTGCTTCTCTGATCTGCTCTGGCGTGGCATCGACATTTACACGCAACTCTTCTAATGCACGCTCAGCATCACTGACTGCACGCACTGAGCCTTCTAGTGCGTAGCCGGCACGCTCGACATCACGAGTCGCTTTAGCACGCTCACGCTCAGCATCAGTCGCCTTCTTTGACCCCTTGCCATATCCACGAGTGATGAGATCGAAGTATTCTTGTGCTGCTGTGACCTGCTCGGTCGCCTTTAGTAGTTCAGCCTTAGATTTGGTGACAGCCTTCGTCGCTTCGACTGATGACTTCGATGCACTCAGAGATGCCTTCACTGCATCTGAGAAAGCCTTTAGTTTCTTGGTTGTATCGTCGATGGTCTTCTTCGCACCACCACCACCCTTAGAGCCACCACCACCCATCTGCTGATCGAGCAGACCTGTGGCATCAGTGAGCGTGTTAGTAGCACCAGCAGCTACCTTCGCTGCCCCACCTAGACCATCGAACTTTTCATTGACAGTAGTCAGGTCTTTGGCTGTGAGACCCATCTGATTACCGAGTTTCTTCGTGTCAATAGTGATCTCAGGAATGTTTGGTATCAGTGGTATCGAGTTGAATGCTCTGATGAGTGCATTCACTGCGCCGATAGCGATGTTCGCTAGAGCCTGCTTCATGTCATCAAACTTTGAGACGAAGAATTTGACAGCACCGACAGCGATGTTGCCTAGACCCTTGAAGAAACCGACGAATAGATCAGGTAGAGCTGCTACGAGAGCGACGATCGCACCACCGAGACCTACGATGAGTGAGCCACCGAGTGTCGCTAGCCACTTCACCAGTGAGCCGGTGAGTCGAGCAGCGTAGCCCAGTAGCATCGGGATACCGTCAGACAATAGCCATTTGCCTAGATCACCGAAGAATGTGACGAGCTGCGCAGGTAGCTCACGAGCTGCTAGAGATATCCATGAGACGAGTTTGTCACCGAGTTTTTGCACAGTGCCGACGAGTGCCGGCAGCGCAGTACCGATCAGCCACTGGTATGCGCTCATCATGAATGCTTTGAGCTGTGCGATCATCATCGGTATGCGTGGCTCTATCCAGCCGACTAGAGCGTTAGCGAGACTGCTGACAGCGTTCAGCCACATCGGGAAGCCGGTGGTCTTTATCCAGTTGGCTGCCATTTCGATGAAGTCACCGAGAGCTGCTACGACGATCGGAAAGCCGGTCTTGATCTTGTCTGCAAGAAAATCTATGCCACCACCGAGACCACCTGATCGCAGTGCGTCAGAGAACCCACCGAGTACTGGCAGTATCTGATTTGAGACGATACCGAGCAGGCTGCTAAACGCCGGTATGAGCGCAGTACCGATCTGTGCAGAGACATCTTTGAACTGGGCCGAGATGATGCGCTGACGGTTCGCTACGCCATCACTGGTGCGTGCAAAGTCGCCTTGTGCCAGTGACGAGTCTTTCATGATCAGGGCATATGCAGCCTGTGATTTGATCGCTGTAGGTAGCTGACCTGAGAATGTGCCGAGACCCATCGCAGCTGCTTCGGCTTTGAGTCGAGAGTCAGAGAGAGCAATACCGAACTTCTTTAGTGGCTCTGTTTCACCTGATAGACCAGATCGCAGAGCGAGCAGAGCATCATCGGTGCTCACATTGTTGAACGACGCTAGATCAGCTGCCAGACCGACGAGCGATGTGCTCATCTCGGTAGCCATCGGCTGTGTCAGACCGAATGCTTGTAGCAGGTTGCCATATGTGCCGGCTGCTTCGAGAGCTGCCTGCTCAGAGATACCTAGTGACTGTGCACTGGTCTTGGCGAAGTTCTTTACAGCCTGCGATGAGTCACCGAACACCACATCTACTTTGCTCAGCGATTCTTGTAGATCAGACCCCATGTCAATAAACTTTTTGGCTGTCACTACAGCTGCAGTACCGAGCGCAGCTGTCGCTATGCCCATCGTCTTTAGTGACGGTAGGGCACTCGACATACGCTTGCCCATGCTGACTGTTGCGTCGCCGGTATCTTTCAGCGCACTGACAGCAGATTTGGCGTTACCGAATATCTGCAGGGTTAGTTTGCGTGCGCCAGCCATGATCAGTGCAGTCTATTCTGGGAATGCTTCGCCTGTAAGCCGATCGAGCACTGTTTGATATAGACCCATGATGTGCTGCTCTTCTTGGCCGACAGCTCGGTACAGGAAGAAGTCACGACCACGATTCTGCTGCTTGAACTGATTCCAGCCTTTGATCACTCGTAGACCACCAGACTTCGTGCGTGCGAGCTCTACGAAATCACCACCTAGACGCTTAGAGATCGTCTTACCTGATGACTCGACTGACTGGCTCTCTACTCGACGAGCTACAACATCGACATCTTCACCATGTCGTACTGTCGTGGCACG